TTGGTTCAAGCTCCCGCCCGAGACCACAAAGAAGACGGTGAAGAGCAGCGTGCGGAAGCTGGCCAAGGGTGTCCATCTGGGCAGCCAATACGGAGCGGGCGCGCAAACAGTTTGGCAGCAAATGCTGAAGGAGGACCGCTCCACCAAGTTCTCCCACGTGGCCCTGCTGCACGAAGCTTTCAAGCGAACGTACAAGCAGACGGTGGATTACTGGTTCCGTGAAGAGAAATGTGTGATCAGACAGGGTTATTCGGAGTCTCGTATCTATAACCGACGCCGCACCTACCCCAGGCAACCACCGTTGACTGAGGTAGCCAATTACCCGATACAGTCGACCGCAGCTGACGTAGCGAACACGGCCATCCTGGAGATAGACGAGCGCTTACCCAGCTCGTGCAAGTTAATTGTTCAACTACATGACGCCTTTTATGTAGAGGCGCCAGAGGGAAAGGAGGATGAAGCGTTAGCAGTCGTAGGGGAAGCAATGGAGCGGCCCCACGTAATCAACGGGCGGGAGTATCGCTTTCCGATTGAAGCGAAAACCGCCGTCTACTGGGACGAGCTATGAGCAACCAGCAGTATTCGCAATCTCTAGAATTTGTAGCGGGCACCGAGCCCGGCAGTAAACCCGGTGAGAGTGGAAGCTCTACCAAAGGCAAACAGGCCAAGCGGAAGCAGCGGACGATAGCCGACTTCACCCGTGAGAAAGGCTTCGCTTGGCCCAACCTTCGGGACTACAACCCCGGCTGTAAGTTCTAGATACCCACGGCGCAGCGCTAAAGAGTCTGCGCGGTCCAGCCCCGCCGAGAGTTTGTGGGTAGCAACACCCACCTCTCGGGGGGCTACTGAGGGGAAACCTTAGCAGCGCTCACCGACTGCTCGATAACGCCGGACAGGTAGGTATCGATGCTCGGGAGCCACACGCCAATCACGCTCTGAATGGTGGACAGGCCGTGCTTGCCCAACATGTCCTTCAGACGGGCGAGCGCAAGGTCCTTCAAGTACTTCTTCTCTTCGTCGGTCAACTTCCCATCTGCTAGAGCAGCCTGGAGCTCAGGCTTAACGGTCGCGTTAAGGTCCGCGACCACAGCGTCAGCGAGCATAGCGACCTTCAGTCCTGCAGCCGCGAGCTTGGTGTGTTCCCCCTTCGCGCTCAGGTAGGCGATGAGCTTGGCCATCAGCCAGCCAGCCCCAGCAAACAATCCCGTAGCGAGCAAAGGCAGCAATGCATCAAGAACCATTTCCATTTGTTGTTCCCTTATAGGTTTTGGCGGCACTAACAGCCAGTCTTATCACACCAAAGACTCACCATGCTGTAGATGGCTGAGAGCCTGGCGAGATACTGGTCGGGTGGGAGCGTGAAATATCCGCCCCGGTATAACGCGTCGACAAAGGGGCCGAGCTCCCCGGCTTTGAGGTACTCGAGCGCCGGTCGATAGCGGTGCTTGTCAATGAAGCTCAAATAGTGGTCGACGCTGGCCCCGATGGTTGGATAGGCCGCAAACCGCTGAGTGATTTTCTTAACCGTTCCATCCTTGGCGTACTCAAGGTCGCCGCTCTTGATAATGGGTCTAGGGTCTAATTTTGTTCTCGTGATGTTGAATAGGTTGTTACCCTTGACGAATGGAGTGGCCTTGCCCCAACCAGTCTCGAACGCAGCGTGAGCAATGACAATGCGCTGCGCTCGGGGGTTGTCGGGTAGCTTTGCCTTAACGACCGGTAACACCTGTCTCACAAATTCATCCTTAGTCATGGCAAGCCTCCTGCGATGACGCGGAGAATCTGGACCGCGAGATGACACCCCGCTCGGAACGTTTCGGGGGCAAATTCACACAGGCCGGCGAGCACACCACCGGCAAGGATGCTTACCAGGCACCGTATAGCTACACGTTTTAGCGCTGCCTTGGTCTCAGCCTTCACCTTCACTCTTGCTGACAGCCGACACCTGCTGAGTGGGAGTGGTGGGAATGTATCACGGCGCTGAGAAGTATCCCGGAGAGCAAGGCGAGTACGACATACGGCACCAGATTGATAACGGGCAACACTGCCGCTTTGACTTTGGGAGCCATTAGAACCCCGCGTCCGTGGTGAACTTGAACCTCACCTTGAGATTGCCGGCGCCAATGTCCATGCAGTTTTGCGCCTTGTTACGCTGTCCGTTGTTTGTGACAGGTATATCGACGCAGTCGCCAAGCTTGAACCCACCGTCCGTGACGACGTGACCACACGACTTTATGCGAATAGTACCGTCCGGATTCAGCGCAAAGTCCGTCTCCGTAGTCTTGAAACTTCCCTCGTTGTACCCGTCGACCACTCGTGCCTGCGCGAGAACGACGGTTGCGACCAACACCACTGCCAGTGCGATTGCTTTCATATGCCTTTTCCTTAATCAGTGAGAGCGGAGTAATCCCATCCACGAGCGGCGCCGTTGCAAACATACAAACGCTCGTTGGTTGTATCCATGACCATGCGACCAAGCTCTGCATCGTTGTCGCAGTCACCAGCGGTCGGTGCCCCCGCGTTACTTTTAAACACCTGGTGGTAACCCTCCACTTTCAGGTTGTAGGTGGCGGTCATGTTTCCGACATTATCGCTATAGAACCACCACTCAGAGCTGTTACCCAGATACACCGAGCCTACGGGACCTGCAGCGCGCACAGTTGTGCTGCTACCGGAGAACCCGAACCCTTGAGTGGCAGCATTCATAGTGGCAGTTGTTGACAGGCCCGTGGCCCCAATCGTCCCGTTAAACGTGTTGTTGCCGCTGAATGTGCAGTTGCCTGTACATCCACCAGAGCTTTTGCCCTGCGCGATGGCATCCGTACCAAATAGAGCGGCCAGTACACCGGACGCCATAAGGATGCACACAGCGATGAGCGCTGTTTGCTCGTAAGGATTCTTCATATGTATTTCCCCGCTGTGTAGTCGATATAGATATTAAAAGAGCCTTGCGTGAGCGCCGAGAGGTTCCCGCCCGTTGCAGTGAGCGTTACGTAAATCTCGCCGTTGCTCGCCCATGAAACATCAGTCGTCAAGTGGCTGCCGCGTTGAGTGACCGCCGCGGTGAATGCGTCGAAGGCCGCGAGATAGGCGTCCGAAGTGGACCCATCGCCTGATTTAAGTGTGAGCGCGCTGATGGTGCCACCAATGAACTTGGTGGTTACATCAATCGTAACGCGACGAATGGTGGAGCCGGCCGGCACCGTACAAATTTGACGAGTGAGAGAGGTACTGTTCGCCCAGCACTCCAGGTACCCGACCGTCTTCTTCGCCGTACGCCAGGTAACCGCACCAGGCTGGGCCATTGCCACTTGAGCGACGTACGACCAGACGCAGGTTCCGTCAGTGATGCCGGTGCCCGTACCACTCGGGCCAGCAACGTTGGGGTAGACGGCGGTCGCGCTACCACTCGTGCCGCCAGTCGTGCACAGGTACAAACGTCCGTGGTTCTGCCGGTACGTGCCAGCCGCGTAGACGGTATTGCCCGCCCAAGCAGTCCACATCCCATCCGTCCAGAGCCGGCCCTCGAGCGGCGACACTTGCCGTGAGATATCGGGCGGACGATGACGCGCTCCCGACGGAATGTGTTGGATGGTGTTATTGCGTGTCGTGATTGGGTAGTTCAGACCGAGCGAGTCACTGCTGCCCTTCTGTCCACCAATCGGGTTATTGGACCCATCGTAAATGGGTAGGCCGGCAAAGTCCGCGTTGTAGGTGCTGTATTCTACGTTTTCGATGATGAGATTGTTGTTCGTGTACCAGCGAATCTCTTTGCCCTGGTCAGTCAGGTTCCGCACCGTGCACTCGCGGTAGGAGCCAGGACCGATAAACGCGCCCTGGTCTTCCTGCGGCGGAATCATGTCAAAGTAGCAACCTTCAACACTCAGCTTGGCACCTACGTTGACGACGGCGCGAGCCTGAGCCCAGTTCTCGAATCCAGAGTTGGTGAGCATCAGCTCACCGGCCGACCCAGTACGGATGAGTGAGCCCATGCTTCCGTTGCCGATATTGCCGCTACCAAGATGGTCAACACCCAGCCAACCTGAAGACGAGTACCAGTCCAAACCGTAGCGACTGCCCTGCATACTGGTCTTGCCGGTCAACTTGTAACACTTGTTGTTGGCGCCGCTGAGCCAAGCAATTGCGGCCCATGAAGCCGCAGCGTTGCCGACGAATGCCTGCTCCGTGCCCATAAGGGCCTCGTTGTTCGGCATGTCCACATCCCAGCCGTAGAACGAGCAGGTATCCCAAATGCACTCAGAGAACTGGTGGTTCTGTGTACCGGTAACAATGGCCGAGACTGCTCCAATGGTTGTTGAGGCGCTGCTCTCCAATCCACGGACAGTGCGGCCCACTACGCCGCTCGTGCAGTTGCCGATTATCTCATGGATACGAAGAGTGGTACTGTTGGGCTTGGACAGTACGACCGCGCGGCCCTCTGCAATGTGCTTGTCTGGGTCGTCAATCCAGATGGCCTCACCCACCGTAAAGTTGGCGGAGCTACCGACGGTCAAGTCATACGTGGGCCCGTCGCCGCAGAGCATCCCAACACCGTGGTAGCGATACTCACGGAAACTGCACTGGGAGAAGCGGACACCAGATGACCCGGAACCAACGAGGAACGCCGGGTCGGTTGTGTACCACTCACCATGCACACAGTAGCGGGCGCGAGAGTTTCCATGGAAAGCGATGCGTTGAAAGTCGCTCTGACAGACACCGCGAAGATGGAACATCTTCGCACGAAGGTCGCCGTACCACTTGAAGGACGTACCCAACTGGGCGAACGTGTTGCCCAGCGAACCTTCCCATAGGAAGCCGGACGAGCTATTACCGGTGAGCACAATCTGCTGGTTGATTCTGTACTCACGCGGTTGAAACTTAATCAGTGTGCGCTTGTTGGTCCCACCCGGAATGGTAGAGCACTCTGCCGCCGCAGCGAGTAATGCCGTTGTATCCCGCGTCTCGTCGGGCGTGTCGTTACATCCAAATTCGCGAATGTCGAATACCCGCTCGTAAAGGTCATTGATGCTTGTCCATTTGTTTCCGTTGTAGGAAACCTGGAGTATGCCGTTCAGACTGCGGAACTTGACCTTGCCGGCCTCCGAGACTGGCTCGTTGGCATTGCTCGACAGCACCAGACCCTGCTGGGCGAGACTACTGAATACTTCAGGGATACGTTGCTGAAGATAAACGTCGTAAACACTACCCTCTAAATCGAGGACATCTTCCGGGCGGTATGGTGCAGGCACCTCACCTCGATGAATCGACAGTCGCGCTGTAGTGAACGTTGACGGCAGTGTTCAGAGAGTCAGTGGCGTAGATGAGCAACCAGCCGGTGTATTGGGCAAACTCTTCATCATTCCAATGACGGGCCCAGTGACCAGGGGTGCCGATGGTCAAGTCCTTGTCGGAGTTGCGGGAAATGACACCCGTACGCTTGTGCATCATCCACGCTTTGAGGGTGCCCGCTGACAGGTTGGTGCTGCCGTCTTGGGCGGCGACCATCATCCGCAGACCGACGATGTTGTCGCAGTCAAATGCAGCGGCGCTATTAAACGCTGCAGCATTCGGGGTGGCCCTGGTCGTAGCTTGGGCCTCCATCAGATATCGTTCAGTGTTAGCCATGTCTTGGTCTCACTTTTGTACAGCGTTTAGTTTACCTTGAATGTCGCGTTGCTGCCTGGCCAACTCAGCCATTCGTTGGGCAATCGCGTTGCGATAACGAGCAAATTGTTCAGGTGTTATCTCGCCCCGCCTGTGCGCCAATCCCACGCGTACGAGCTCATCCTGGAGCTTGGACATCTCAACCCCAAACTCGCCCAGGTTAGCTCGCCGCGTCTTGGAATCGTTGCTGGCGTCTACGGGTGCGACAAAGGGCGCTCCAAGGAACTTCTGGAGCCCTTGAGCGGGCGTAAACTGCTCCTCATTCGGTCGCAGAGTGCCGGTTACACCGGTCTTCCGGAGAGCCTCCTTGGCGCTCGGAATGATGCCTGGGACAGCACCACTAGTATCCAGCACCCCTCCGGTCCGTTCCGCCAAGTTGGAACCGGTAAATGGTTCCTTCGTGAACTGGGGGAGCGGACTAACGATACCCAGGCGCTCCGGAATCTTCCGAGCTAGAGGCTCAGCTAGCCCACCCTGAACAGGGGTTAGGAACAGGTTGGTACCAATCCGATTAATCAGCGGGTCGTCGATGTTTCCGTACGCGTACTGCAGCGGCGTAAACCACGTAGACAGGTCATAAAACTGAATGCGGCCCTTTTCATCCCGGTGTGGAGCAGCCATTAGTGCCGGGCGGTAGGTGCGGGACGATTTGGTCATTATGGCTTCGGCCGCTTCCACCTCTTCATCATCGATGCCGTTCGCCTTACGGATAATCCGCATGCCCTCATACAGCCCGGCCACTGCTGCGGCGTTCGCAGCGATGCGCCACTTCAAGTCACCTTCCGTTCGTAGCCGCCCGAGCATCTGCGCATTGACGCGAATGTCTTCCGTCAACCCACTCAGGTAGTGAGCACCGGCTCCGAGAGTGCTCTTTCGCGACTGGTCAATCCACCGACCCAGGTGCTCAAAGTTGGCAAACGACTGATTGATACGCATAGAGGCTGCTCGGGCTGCCGCATCCACAGACATTCCCGCGCCAATGTTTTTTTCGTAAATCTTTATCCAGCTGCCCAACTTCCAAATGCTGTCGATAGCGTCGTAATAGCTGGCGACCGCATCCTTGGTGTTGATGGCCTTCTGCTGCAGCTTCATCTTCAGCTTGTCGATGAAGTCCAGCCCATCGTGACCGTGATGCTTCGCAAGCTCGGCCACCATGTTCCAGCTATCCGGAGCAAGCTCCATTCGACCAAAACCCTTGCTCAACCCTCCAGTGCTTCGGGAGAGCAACACGTAGTTCTTCAACTTGCTCGTGGCGGTCGGGTTCCGCTTCCACTCCCACATCGCCTTCGCAGCAGTGGCGAACAGACGCCCGGCCTCTTTGGGGTTGGTCAACGGCTGAATCCCATCGGCCAGAACCCCGGACCACATGTTGCGCATGAAGTTGTTGACCCAGGGACGGAAGCCACCAGCTACCACCTGGCTAAACTTCACCCAGCTTAGAATGGCATTTGCTGCTGCGAGCCCGTTGTGAGCAGCGTTGGCGGTCCCAAGCATGGACGCCATCTCTTGCGGAATATATCCCCCGGCCGCGGCACCAAACCGACGCGGGTCATCCGGTACCTGTATCCAGGCCCGCTCGAGTGCATCTGGTGGAGCGCCTTTGGGAGAAAAGTACCCGGGTGTCTCCGCAATCTCCTTCCACAGTTTCAGCTGTGCCCTGATGGTCCGGACGCGACCAAGGCTGACAGCGATGCGGATGGGGCCGCTCGCCTCCTCACCCATGAGCGCTTTCAGTTGGTGCGGAATCTCCGGATTCTTCGCCTTAAGAGAGTGGAAAGCAGCGCTCAGACCGCTCGTCCGCCACCGCTCCTCCATGTTGGCCGCACCAACAATTTCCTGCAGCTCATGGATAATTTGGCCCTTACTCCACGAGGGATGTTTCTTCTGGAGAAACTTGGCGGCGTTCTCCCAAGCCTCGGATGGAGCAAGTTTCGCCCACATACCCTTCTGGGCGTAATGGGACTTGTACACAGTAGCGAGGTACTTATCTTTCAGCCCAGCATCACGAAGGATTTCAAAATCCTCGGGGATGCCGCCGAGCGCTGCTATTTCCTTGCTGCCCTCCTGAATCTCGCGCAGCTGGTCATCGACTACCCGGACAGCATCCTCGGCAATCTGTGGATGCTTGGCACTGAAATCGTCCCAGGACATCTTCCCGAGACCAACCTTGGTCATGTCATTCGCTGCAGCATCGAACAGCTTCTTGGGTGGAAGCCTGCGGCGAATGGCCTCCAGGTTCTCGCCAGCGTTATCGAGTGCCTTTGCCCCGTTCATGGCCAGCTTCCACTGGCGAATAGTCTCGTCCCCGTAGAAGTGATCGGCTTTCAGGTTCTTGAACCATTCGTCCATGAGCTTAGGGCTCTGGCGAGCCATGTTCTGGGCGAGAGTGGCAGTCTCCTTGGCGCTCGGTACGGTGGCCAGGAGCTCCTCCGGTGATGGCTGCTTGCCGGGCGGAAGCGGAGGGGCCATATCCCCCACGTCGGTGATATCCGGTGGAGGTGGAGGGGGAGGGGCCGCTTCCGTAATCTTTATCTGGTCAGCTTCGATGACCGCAGTAATGCGCGGCTTGCTCACGGGGTCAGCGGACACCGGCTCAATCTCGGGCGGTGGCAGCTTCCCACGTACCCGCTGAGCACCGGTCTTCGCGTCACTGCCAATGGACTTGCCGTAATCAATCCCCTCTTGCGGCGGCACCCGGATGCTTCCGTGCTCAATCGACTTGGTGGGCGTACCGGGCGCAGACTTCTTAAACCCTTGAAGAGCGGCATACTCATCAGGCTTCAATCGCCCAAGTGCGCCCGGGTCCGCAGGCGAGAAACCAATGTTCTTTTCGTTTACCCGTTCACCGAATTTGATGAAGTCGTCGAGCTTCCGGAGCGGCATGTCGACCACTCGGGGGTTGCCGGTGACAGGTATCTCGGCAAACCGCCCTACCCACTGCCCAGTCTCATCCTGGAACGCAGTCGCAAATGAAGGCTTAAACGTCTTGTCGTTAAATTTGGTGGAAACCGCGTAGCTGGGGTCTTTCACCAGCTCTTGGCTCTTGACCGTCTTATCGATGGACCGAATGAGTGGGTCGGTCTTCAGGCTCTTAACCAGAGAAGCAATGTCTCTGACCGCATCGCCACCGAGCTGGAACGCCGCACCAGCTGCGGCCGTGAACTTGGCCCCCTCCTTCGCTCCCTCGATGACATTTTGCCCACGGATGAGCGCCGAGCCACCACCCCACAAAGCACCTTCACCAGCCGTTCCAACCGCAGCACCCGTCGCTCTAACACCGTACTCGAGAATCTTCCTGGCAACCGGGTTAGCCACTTTGCCAACCGTAGAGCCCGCCACGCTTATGGCCGTAGCAGCACCCTTCGCTGCAGCGCTTGGAAGATAAGCGCCGAGCGGAGCAGCGACCACGTTCTCCATAATGGAGCTAGTGACTTGCTTCGCCTTCTCCACCCCCTCTTGAGAAGTAGGCGTGGCCGCTACAGCGAGCTTCGATAGCGGACCGATGGCCTGCGGTTGCTTGGAGCGGATGGCGTCAAACTGAGCCTGCTCTTCGGGCGTAAGGCTCTCCCGAATACCGGCCATCATGTTCTCGGCCTTCTCCGGTCCCTCCCACAGCTTGGCGCTCGCGCCGTCTAACGCGCGGCCGATAGCTCGTGGTGCTGCGATGACAGTGTCCTCAACCTTGTCGCGCCACTCCCTAGCGATGTCTGGAACAGAGCGCTGGATGGTGGGTGCACCGACATTGATGGAAACGGAAGGTTCAGAAACATCCTCCCACTCATCGCCCGCGCCAACATCCTCCCATTCATCGTCGGGAGTTATGTCTTCCCATTCATTATCGGGCACCGGTTACTCCACAGGCTCCTTGCGACCGTCCGGATACACCTTCACCTTCCGAGTCTTGCCAGTGACCTTGTTGCGCTGCTCGATAATCTTGTAATCAGCCGTGGATGCCTGGCCCCCATCCTTGAACTTGGTACCGGCCAGTGCGTCGGCAAGTTGTTCCTGCAAGTCGTCCAACTGCTGCTCCATGAGCTCGAGCCTGGCCTTGCCCTCAGGAGTGAGCATCAACGCTGAATGCATCTTCGCGATGTTGGACCGCGAATTCGCAACCTCACGCTGCAGAATCTTGATGTTCTCCAGGTCCTCTTTATTGCCACCCTTTGCTCGCAGAGCAGCAATCTTCGCCTTCACATGTTGCCGCTGCAGATTCAGTTTCTGTTGAGCGAGGGTCAGTTTCTCGGTCGCTTCCTTCTTCCGCTGCTCGAGCTTGTTCCCCTCAATCTCTTTCTTCGTCTCATTGTTCGCGGCGGTCCGAGTACTGGCGCCCTCCTGCTGGATATTCGCCACTTCCTTGCGGCCAGCGTTCTGGGCCTCAATCATCTGCAGGCGAGCTTCTAGACCGAGGCCCTTAGGCACCGTCTCCGCAGCACCCATCAGAGCGTCAAAGTCTGCCTGGTTCTGCGGCACCGGTCGCATCGGTCGAGGGAAGTTCGTCGCCACTCCCTCCAGACCACCGCCCCCACCCTGCTGAGTCTCCAGCTTGGCCCGGATGGCAGCTTCACGCGGGTCCATCCGACCGGCAACCACCTCTGCAATCCACTTCTTGTAGTTGCTGAGCGGCGCCTTCGCAGCCGCAGCCTTAGCCTGGTCATCGCGGTACTTCCCCAGGCCCTCACCGGCGGACTGCATGCCGCCGAGTATCAACTTAACGTTGTCATCAAGAGCCATGGCTTAGTACCCCCTGTTGTACTTGGGCGCCTTGTACGCACCCGCGCTGAGGCCACCAAACCCTGCGCCGGTCTGGGAGCCAAAGTTCATCAGCTGCGGCGCGTACCCCTGGAGCCCGGGAATGAACGAAGCAGCAAGACCGCCCAGTCCGCCTAGGAGTCCGCCAATTCCCTGACCCTGAGCCTGCTGGCCTTGGTACATCATCCGCGCGTTCTCCTGGTCCAAGCCCACGTTGAACTGGCGCCGGTGCTCCTCAAGCTGTTGCCGGGCCATGGCCAGTCGTGCCGCTACATCCTGCTGCGAAAGGTCGCGCTGGTTCAGGAGCCCGAGCGCTTGGCCCTTCGCACCACGCCGCTCAGACTCCAGTCCCGCGAGTGCACCAGCAACATTCTGTTCCGTCGCTGCACCGGAGATTCCTCCACCCAATCCCCGCGCGTACGCAGCATCCTGAGCCGCACCGCTGGCCCCCTGAATAATCCGAGCAACGTAGGGGTCGGCAGGGTCGATGGGCTTGGACAGCTCGGCGACAAAATCATCAATCAGCTTGTTCACGCCTGCACTACGCTCGTCCAGGGTGGCCGAAGCACCCAGGCCCCCAGCTGCCTTCGCCCCAGACCGCTCAAAGTCCGCCTTACCCTTAATGACCATGTCATCGTATTCAGCCTGCAACTGCTGAAGGATGTCAGGGTTGTTCTGGGCAAAGTGCTGGAGCAGCTCCTCAGGTCCCATCTGCCTGAGCTTGGGAATCCAAATCTCCGCATTGATGCTTCGCCCGAACAGCGACTGAGGATTGCTCACCAGTCGGTCCATCAGCGTGCGATAGGCATACGAGGCGAAGGAGCCCTCGCCGCGCTTCTCCTTGGCGAGCGCCTCTTCGTGGCCCTTCATCAGGCCACCGTACGCATTCTTCATTTGCTCACTGCCGAACCAGGACATAGTTACCTCAGTTATCGTTATCCAGAATCTGGACCGTTAGAGCGGCATTCGTCGCCACGTTGTCATGCGCCACGCACTGGATGATTGCGTTGGGCAGGCTGGTAGCGAACGTATGGCACGTGCAGAACACGCTGACCGTGTGCGAGGTCACAACGCACCCGAATACCGCGTTGGTCGGGGTGTAGCCGAGATTGAGCCTGTACTGCCCGGCTGTCCCGTGGCTTGTAACACTCGTTACTCGCGAGCTCGCGGCCACCGTACACGCGGTCCCAGCAACTGCAGCCCCGTCACACGCGCTCGTGATGGCTGCCCAAGCTTTTGGCAGTAGCGCCGGGGTAGCGAGCTTGCTGTGCTCAATTGCCGCACTCGCGCTAACGTCGGCATTGACTAACCTCGCCCCATGTCCCCCGACCATCGTGTTGTGCAGATGGTTGAAGTTGCTGTTCAGGTCAGTAGCTTGAATGGTCGACCCATTGCTCCAGGTTTTGATGCTGGACGCAGCCGCAGCCATCGGGCCAAGAATGGCGCCGAGCAAGATGGTTGCAACTACTGCTTTAAACTTCTTCCTCATGGGCGCCTCGAAATTGGTCGGATGACAACCGTCAATCCGTATAGGTCCACCGCGTCACACGGAGCCAATGCTGGTGAATTATTGGGCGCATAGTGTGCTGAAGCGGCTGAATACGTAGCATCTAAATCATACCCCAACAGCGACAGTGTTTTACGACTGCGCGCCTGCTGGTTAGCGGTGAGCGCGCCGCTGCTGATAACAGGGGCCCACGTACCGCTATTGATTGTTATTTCGACGTTGCGCGGCCGGCTACCACCCTGGTTATGGGTGAACGTCCGCCCGGTAAGCGCGCTCATCGCCGCGACAAGAGCGTCTAGGTACGTGACGATGGAGCTGTATGCACCGCTAGCGACCGTCGCTCCACCACCGCTGACCAGTGACCCGTCAACATTGAACGCCAGGAAGTTGTTCGTTCCGTCGACCACCCACTTGTAAAGGTCGCTAAGGATGAACTGGAACCGTTTACCGAGGAACCGGGTGGCAGACTCACGCAGCGCGACCGCTTGCACCTCGTTCGTCATCGCCTGCTCGTCAATCAGGTTAAAGGACAAAATGTCTCCCGCCTGGCTGACAATCTTCGTCGCGGTGTCGTCCGCCCGGCCACCGTCCGCTCGCGTGACGAGCTGGAATTGGGTCGGCTGGCCCACGTACGTCTGAAGCTCGGCACCCGACAGAATCTTGTTAACGGCCGCGTCCCCGAAGTCCGTCTCGCGCGTCCGGAGTTCAACCGTAATCTCGTTGCCAATCACGTTCTTCAGATTGTTCGGGTCCACAATCCGCGCGGAGTCCGTTAGGTCGTACCCCGCCGTCTGGTCGTACCCGACGAGTACACGGTTCGTCTCAATCTCAATCCCGTACAGTGCGTCCGCTCGCCCAGGCCGAGTGTCACGGAACATAGTCCGAGTGCCCGCGATGGCAGTGGCGTTGTTCCCGTTGTTCACCTTGAATATCTGCGGACCCCACCACCGCGCTTGGTCGGCGTTCTGTGGTGCCCCGTCCCTCAGGTCCAACCACCACTGCTCGCCACACGGAGAGTCATCGTCCGGTCCCTGCCCCTCGGAGAAGATGGCCAGTCGGTAAATGCCGTTGTGGTACCCGGAGTGCCACCGGTACCGCAGATTCGCAGGCGTATGGGCCAGAGCGGGCGCCATGTGCTTGCCGATGGGAATTGGTATTTGACCGCTCTGGAAGAGCCACACATCATCCGGACCGGTCCAGATGAGCCCGTGCGGCGTCCACTGCATGGTCTCGAGACTGGAGCAACCGACGTTGAACGAGTAGCGATTGATGACCGCGCTGCCTAGGACGCTGCTACCAGCTCCCACTTGAGCAACGGTGCTCGGCTCACCGGTCATCAGAAAGCCGGACCGCTCTTTCAGAATAAGCAACGCAGACTGTGCCGGGCTTCCCACAGCAGTCAGCGTCACTTCTGCACACGCGACAATGCGGTCACCGTCGACCGGTCCAACCGCAATGCCCATACCGTTCGCCGCTCGGACATCATTCCCGATGGCTGTGGGTGAATACCGGTCACTAAATACGATGTAGTTTTCGTACCCCGGGCCCAGGTCCCAGAACACCATGCGGTCGCGGTAGACACATGCGCCGGCCGGTCCAAACACGTTGTTCGTACCGGCGAACACGAAGTCGGAAATACTCACCACTCCACCGGTCGCCGAAACAACTAGCCCGGACTTGGAAGAAGTGTGACCGCCGAACGCATAAATCTTGTTCAGGTACGAGACCAAGCACGGCGTACGAACAGGCATCCCGCCGAAAAAGCCGCTCGCGACAACACTGTTACCAGACACCGCTTCAACCGAGTGTTGCGTAAACTGGATAGAGCGCGTCGCCATTACCGACTCAATGGCGCTCTCGAACGTGGGCGCGATTGCATTCAGCGCTTGATCACCAGAGGCAAGCTGAGCGACGACGTTCAACCCACCACGCTTGGACAGAACGCCGCTACGGTTGGGGAACAGGTTCTTCGCGTATGCAACCTGGTCCTCCCGAATGGCGGACGGGTCTCGCAGCAGGTTCACCCCGCCCTGCCAATTAATCTTGTGGTAGAGGTTCCGCGCCAAGGTGGTGGCTTCCCTTTACAGAAAGATGTTCTCGTCAAGCTCGATAACGTCGTTCGTGCCGGGCACCTCGCCATACCGGCCCCGGTCGCCAATGACCATGGAAGTAAGTTGGTCTAAAGCCGCTTGTGCTTCTGGGCTGTTGCTACCGTGCATGTATTCGAGCGCTGCATGTTCAACCAGCTTGATGAGCGTTTCATCGTTCGGGTATACGGGGATATCGCTATCGCTTGTCGTGTCTGCTGGTTGGACGATAACGTCCAGGTGCACCAAGTACGCTTTGTCCGGCACCGGATACGGAATCAATTTCCAGCGTCCCCACAGCGTTCGGTCCATCCTCGCTTTAAACTGAATCGGGGTCCCGCGGCCCTGATTAGGGTCAATCAACGCTTCATGTGTTTCAGCGGACCCGCCCGTGAGCGTACGAATCCGCGCTCGGGCACGAGTCTGGTAGGTGCTGTCACCCACCCAAATCGGGTCCATGATGCGGCGAATCTCGAGGGCGTAGTTTGTCCCCGCTCCGACCGTCAGCGACGTGACGCCGGCCCCCAACACTAAGCCTGTGATTGGCTCCTGAAGAAAGGGCCACGGCCACCCTGCATACAACCTCGACCGTAGCCCAGCATTGAACCAGGTTACAGCAAGAGTGGAGAGGCTAGTGTCGCCAGCCTTCTCCAGTCCCGCCGTGATTATCTGTGTCCGAGTCTTCTGGCCCATGTTCGTCCGTTACAATCTCAAGTTCGGTTAAGACTTCACCCGTTACCGGGTCCAGAAACTCGCCCGTTTGCTCGTCCTGCACTGGCGGGATTATGAGCCCCATCCAGTCATTCCGCCCGGAACAAAGCCACTGCCGCCCATACCAATGTGGCCGCTGTTGTGATTGCGAGTAGCCGGGTTACGGAACCGCTTCTCACCCTGCTCCCACACTTGAACCAGATGCTCGATATTGCAATCTTCCGGGACAGTGATTCGGTGCTGGCTGTGGTTGGAGCGGTACAGCACCCCGTTAATCTTCACGCCCTGGAACCACTCCCCAAAATCTTCGTTCTGCGGATAAACAACAGCCAGTCGGTGCTTGCCCATACACCCACCACCACGGCCGTTGTTGAACACCTGTCCGCACTCCCCACACTTGTCGTGGTTCAGCGGTGGCAGGGCAATCGGTTGGCGGTCGCCGGCAACTTTGGTCGCCATCGCAGTCGCGAGCGGCACAGCCTCAGTCACGGCCGCTCTTACCGCGTCCGCAACCAGCTCGTTCAGAGTCTTTTCATTCTTCGCTGCAGGCTCGGCGGCAATCTGGGCCACCGTCGCTGCTTCAATCTTTGGCTTATCAGCCATGCTTTCCTGGTGAAGAGGGGGAAGGGGCTATGAACACCCTTCCCCCAACTAGTTACCGTTAGTACGTAGACGCGACTTCGAGACGGAGCATGAAGTTCTGGTCAAGAATGACTGCCTTGCCCATGAACTTGTAACCCACAGTCTTACGGAGGAGCAGCGGGTTATCAGTCGTGGCCTGGTCACCAGACACAAACGTCTTCAGCTGCTGCAGACCGACCCAGGCGCAGGAGCGAGCGCCGTGGATGAAGACCGGGTGAATCGTCGGCGTACCGGTCGTGTTCACGTTCGCAGGAGCGGTCGTGGTGGACGTCGGCACCTCGTTGACAGTGACAGTCGTCCCCACTTCCACATTGCTGTGCGCGAGCTTGAGGTTCGCGTCGCCCGTGCTGGAACCGAAGTAGACGTTGTAGACGTACCCGGCCGTCAGACCGCTGAAGTTGAAGGTGAAGGCATCGTCAGAGGCGCCGGTCGCCATGCTGTGCTCGATGGAGATTGCCTCCTCAAACCCACGGTCCTTCTTCTTGCGCGTGACCTTGAAGCGGTAGGTCGTGGAGTTGGAGAGAGCACCAGAAGCACCATTCAGCACGCTCACAACAGGCGTGTCGGTTCCGAACGCGTTACCGGAAGCAACCGCAGTCGTGGTGTTACCGAGCATCGTGAACTTCGGGATAAAGTTGGTCTCGACCCAGCGAATGCCGAGCCACGTACCAACCTCAGCGTTGTACGTACGCATCGCATCCTTGTACGTGCTCACCGCTGCCCAGGAACCAAAGCTTGCAGACGACACTTGGATGTCGCCCAGCACCTGAGGACCGGCCACAGCAACATAGTGGTCAGGGCCATTGATGCTCGCGGCCTTGTTCGCATCCGCCACGCTGTAGCCGCTCTCGGGGCCATTGCGCGGAGGAGCTCCACCGTCGACCAGAGAGATGCGAGCCTTCTGGATGACCGTGTCTGACAGCTTCATGGAGCTGGTGACAGTGGAACGGGAAGTAACAGACCCGTCGCCATACTGGACGTTCGTACCAGCCATCCACACAATCTGAACCTCTCGGTCGATAACGCGCTGAGCGTTATCGGCGAGCAGTTCAGTCGCCTGCTGGAACAACGGGTGCATGGTCTCAAGCTGGGAGATGTCGGACAGAGCAAGCACGTCGCCCCACTGGTCCATCGTCACTGTGACGCTGGCCAGGGAGATGGTGCTCTGCGAGGGGTCGGTCCCTTCCGTCAGGCTGGTCAGGGGAACGTTCATCCGGTTGTAGCGGATGAAGGTAGCCTGATTGCCGTGACCGGTCGGGTGGTCGACCTTCATGCAGATGGAGGAGCAAACAAGCTTCAGCTGGCTCCTTTGCAACAGCTTCGCAGCAATAAACTTCTGCTGGTCGCTGGTCGTGGTTGAAGCAACAATGTTAGGGGTTGTAATTGCCATTTGGGTTATGGACGGGGGTTATTAGCCGCCCATCCGTTTCGTAAGTTTTGCCAGGTAGTCGTTGAGGTCACTCAACGGTACGTTTGTTGGGTCCGGCAACTCTTCCGGCGCGGGAGGCATTACAGGCGGTGGCGCGCTACCTGCGACAAGAGGCTGACCGAGGCTGTTGAAGGATTGGAGCGCAGCGGTGTTCTGGGCGCGGTTGTGCCGGTCCTGTTCAGCAAGGAGACCGCGCGCGTAAACAATCGCGTCCCTCGCCTTCCAGCCCGTATAACCCTGCTGCGCCCATGCACGCTTCAGCTTCTCAGCTTCAGCAATAACTCGCGGGTCCTCTTTCGCCGCCACAGCCTGGAATTCGGTCGCCTCAAGCTGGGCCTGTACTGCGGCCAGCTGTTGCTGAAGCGCCTTCAGCTCCGGTGAAATAACGGCTTTCACCTTGCGCTGCTCTTCCGGGTCAATGTCGACAGCGGGTACTTGAGGGTCCTGTGCTTTGGGGGCAAGAGTCGCCACCAAACTCACCAACTCCGCGTTGTGCTGCTGCAGCTGTTGATACGCTTGCTCTCGTTCCTGCCACTTCGCTTCGGCCTGCCTAAAGTTTGCGGTTAGCTCGTCAATCCGCTTCTGAAAGCCCTCCGGTGCAGAAGACTGTTGCTGGGGCGGTACCGCCGCCTGTTCGGTTCCCTGAGCGTTGGGATTGTTTGCGTCCATCGTTTGCGCTCCAAACGCCCGATGTGTGGCAAGCACACGGCCGGCGACGCCTGTCTAGGGTTATAAG